AGGATAAAGAAAAAGAGGAGAAATAGCTATGGCTGAACAAATCATAACTATCGCATCTGTGATAACGGCTCTGGGAGTAATTCTCGGAGTCGTTTTAGGTGTTTACAAGTTTTATCTTAAAAACAACCAACAAGATGATGATATTAAAGTAATTAAAGAAGAACAAACAATTTTAACAAAAGGTGTACTTGCATGTCTTAAAGGATTAAAAGAACAAGGCTGTGATGGCCCTGTAATAACTGCTATTAATGACATTGAAGAACATCTAAATAAGCAAGCACATAAATAAGGAGGATTATTATGGAATACTTATCTATTATTAGCGTACCTGCGATTGTTGCTGCAGTATATGCCATTATCGAAGTCATAAAGAAAGCAACAAACAATAACGAAAAGGTTAGTCATTTCTATCCTTTGATTGGACTCGTATTGGGAGTAACTTCTGGTGTAATTTGCTATTACTTTATCCCAGATATTATCGCAGCACCAAATGTTGTTTTAGCCATTGTTCTTGGCGGTGCATCTGGTCTAGCTGCAACGGGTACTAATCAGGTTATTAAACAACTTAAAAAATAGAATAATATGACATAACAGCCTATCGGAGTTCATTCTGGTAGGCTTTTTTTATTTTCTTTTGGCAAAAGTGTCTCGACTTCCCATTTGACTTATGAGGAGGTAGATAGTATGCAAAAAGAAATAAGAAATAAAATATTTGAATTAAGAAACTCTGGTATGGGATATAAGACGATAGCAAAAGAACTATCTCTTACTCCTAGTGCGGTTAGAAGTGTATGTACAGCGAAATACAACGATCCTGATTTATATGGAACCTGCAAGAACTGTGGCATAAGAGTAAAGCAAACGCCTGGAAAAAAGAAGCGTCAGTTTTGCTCTGATAAATGCAGAATGGCATGGTGGAATTCTCATAAGGATGACGTAAAAAGAAACGCATTTTATACTTTCAAATGTCCATGCTGCAACTCTGAATTTGTAGCTTATGGAAACAGCAAAAGAATCTATTGTAGCATCTCCTGTTTTGCAAAAACAAGGATGAAAAGAGGTAATGAGCAATGAATACAAAAAATATAGAACAGTACTATTCATCGCTTGTACACATTATTGCAATGAAGAATAAAGGAATATTAAACGATGCTGATTTCCTAAAAGCCGATTCTGTTTTGGCAAGCAAATATTGTATCAAAAAAGATAGTCTTTATCGGGCTAATGACTTGATAAATAATCGTTTTAGAGTGATATATATACTACCAAAGAAGGAGGACCAAAATGGATCAGAAACGGATAACCAAGATAGATGCGTTACCAAAGTTACAAAAGAAAACTAGAGTAGCCGCATACGCTAGAGTTTCAACTGGTAAAGATGCCATGCTTCATTCCCTAGCTGCTCAGGTAAGTTATTACAACAAGATGATATCAGAGCACGAAGGTTGGGAATTTGCTGGAGTTTATGCCGATGAAGCATTGACTGGAACAAAGGACACAAGAGAAGAGTTTCAAAGCCTTATAAGCGATTGTAAGGCTGGCATAATCGATATGATTGTTGTTAAATCCATATCAAGATTTGCACGAAACACATTCACCATGTTAAAGACAGTTAGAGAATTAAAAGCATTAGGAATCGATGTATTCTTTGAAGAACAGAACTTGCATACCTTGAGTGCTGAAGGTGAGATGGTATTAACCTTTTTAGCTTCATTTGCACAGGAAGAAGCACGCTCAGTTTCAGAAAACATGAAATGGAAAATTAAAAGGGATTATGAAAAAGGTATTCTCTGGGGTGGCAAAGATATGTATGGCTACAAGATAGTTAATCGAAGACTAGTGCTCATACCTGAACAAGCAGAACTCGTAAGAAGAGTATTCAAGATGTACCTAGATGGATGTGGAGTCCAGATGATTGCTAACATTCTAAACAAGGAAGGCATAAGAACATTAAAAGATTGTACATGGAACAAGTCAACCATTCTCAATATGATAGTGAATTATAACTACACTGGCAGCTTGGTTCTTCAAAAGACTTATAGAGAAGACTACCTTTCAAAGAAAACAATAAGAAATAAAGGCGAAAAGGATATGTACGTTATTGAAGATGATCATGAACCTATTATTTCACTTGAAGATTTCCTTATGGCTCAAGAACTAAGAAAGCAACGATGCGAGTTGTCTAACAATAAAGGACACAAGCCTGCAAGAAATAGATATACAAGCTTAATTCGATGCGGAATTTGTATTGCTAAATATAAAAGAAAAAATCGTAATAAAGGTAAGATTTGGGCATGTTCAACCTATACCACGAAAGGCAAAAACGAATGTGCATCTAAGGCCATACCAGAAGAAATATTGAATGAAGTTACATCGCAAGTTCTTGGAATTAATGAGGTAACGGATGAGTTAGTTCAAAACAGCATTGATTACATAGAAACCTTTAATGGAAACAAACTAGTCTATCATTTAAAAGATGGAAATACTCAAGAGGTTTATTGGAAAGACCGATCAAGGAGAGAATCCTGGACTCCAGAGATGAGAGAACAAGCAAGAATGCGTGCTATAAATCAACATAGAAAGGAGGAACATTAATGGCAAAAGTTAGAGTTATTCCATCAACCATTAATCCAGTTACACTTTCACCACTAGACCAAATTAGCAGAAGAAAGGTTGCAGCTTATGCTCGTGTATCAACAGATGATGAAGAGCAAGCAACTAGTTACGAAACTCAAGTAAAACATTACACTGAATTCATTCAAAAGAAACCAGAATGGGAGTATGTAAAAGTCTATGCCGATGATGGTATTTCTGGAACAAGCACCAAAAGGAGAGACGGTTTCAACGAGATGATTAAGGATGCACTTGATGGAAAGATTGACCTTATCATAACCAAATCAATATCTCGTTTTGCCAGAAATACGCTAGACACCATTTCTTTTACTAGAAAGCTAAAGGCCAAAGGAATCGAGGTTTATTTTGAAAAGGAAAACCTATGGTCGCTTGATGAAAAGACTGAATTCCTGCTTACAATTATGGCTAGTATGGCACAAGAAGAAAGCAGAAGCATTTCACAAAACGTGACAATGGGTAAACGCTGGGGAATGAAAGAAGGCCGAGTGAGCTGGGCATATAGTAATATGCTTGGTTACAAAAAAGAAAACGGCAAGATTATGGTTGTTGAGAACGAAGCAATCCTAGTGAGAAAGATATACCAGCTATTCTTAAGGGAAGGAAAAACATGCTCTGGAATTGCTGAATACTTAAAAGAAAACGGAATACCAACACCAAGTGGAAATTCCTACAATTGGACTAAAAACACAATCAACTCAATTCTACGAAATGAAAAGTATAAAGGTGATGCCTTACTTCAGAAGACCTATACAGCTGATTACCTAGAACACAAAGTAGAAAGGAATCGTGGCCACTTACCTCAGTATTATGTAGAGAACAGTCACCCTGCAATTATCGATAAAGAAGAATGGGAGATAGTTCAAGCTGAGTTAATGAGAAGAGAACAGATCGGTGCTGCTTATTCTGGAAACAGCATATTCAGTTCAAAACTAATCTGTGGTGATTGTGGTGGGTTTTATGGCAAAAAGAAATGGCATTCAACAAGTAAGTATTCAAGATTTGTTTATAGATGCAATGGCAAGTACAACAAAGAACACGACAAGTGCCAAACACCTGCATTAACTGAAGACAAGATTAAAGAAAAGTTTGTAATTGCTTATAACCAAGTAATGAGGGAAAAGCAAAGAATCATAGAAGATGTTAATGAGGTTATTAAGCTATTATCAGATACTTCAGAACTAGATGCTAGGGTTATCGAGTTTCAAAACAAGATGGAAGTTATAAGCGGTTTGGTGGACAAGATGATAAAAGAAAACACCAGAACTGCTCAGAATCAAGTTGAGTTCGCTAGGAAGTATGAAGAGTTATCCACTCAGTATGAATCAGAAAAAAATGCCTTAGATAAAGCCCTTGAGAAAAGGGCCTACATGCAAGCACAGGAAATCAAGATGAAGGCATATCTTGAGGAAATAAAAAAAGCAGATAACTACCTGCCTGAATGGTCAAATGATGTATGGATGCTGATGGTTGAAAAGGCAATTGTTAATAAAGATAAAACCATAACCTTTAAGTTCACAAGTGGAACTGAAATAACTTCGTAAGATTAGCCCCAATTGAAAAACTAAACGCAACTTTATAATCGAAAGTCAAAATTGTAATACTAAGTGCAACTTTACTACTTGTGATTGTTGCATTTAGTTTTTCTATATTCACATATTGATTAGAATTTTATAGTATTTAGGTGGGAAGATTAGTTTTGAAAGCACGCTAAAAAAAGTCCCAAATGCAACTTGTAATACTAAACGCAACACCTCTTGCCTAATTTTACCTTCTAGTACTTATTGTATTTAAGGATTCTTACATCGTTTGGCTTGATAACTTTGAGATTTAGTTTCTTGAAGATTTCATCACCAAAATATTTGATAAAGAGTTCTGATGGAATTGTTCCATCAATAGAATTAAGATATCTAGAATTCAAATTTGATGAGATTTCATCACATAAGTCCTGTGTGATGTTACTCAATAAACAACCTTTCGGGAAGATAGCTCTTATTTGTTGGTTAAGGTTTTCTACGAGAGGTTTTTCGTTTGAAGCACCAGGATTACAGAAAAATATTCTTGTTCTGATAACTGCATCATCGTCTCTAACTTCAATATCTTTAAAACAGTTAAATCTCGGATCTCTATCGGTTAGTATTGCTTCAAATAATGTTTCAAAATCGTTTCCTAAAACTTTATCTAGTTTATTGAAGAAATTGATAACATCTTCTTGCTTAGGCTTATTGAATACTACTAAATAGACGAACTGAAATTGAGGAATTATTAAACTCATTATCATTTGTTCACTACTGTGAGGTACTCCAAGAAAGTCCATTTCCCAATAAACCACAACTCTCTTCTTTGCTTGATATATAAGCCAATCGGAATATAGATGCCCTGTTCTATCGATATTCTTATTCTCTAAATATTCATATTCACTAGGTGGAGAAGATCTCCTCTCTTTAAGAGTAACTGCTCGTGGAAGATCAATTGGTCTTACTGATATCTTTCCTTGATGAGAATAGTTATAGATTGTCTTTAAGCATCTACCCAAATCGTTTGATTTATGGATATGGTAAAAGGACTGCCCCTTTTTGCTACCATCTAATATCGTTTTATCAAAGTGACGATATTGTTCTTCACTCATATTAATTCCTTCCCGAGATTCCCTTCTTATATTAGATGCCGCTTCTTGAGCTTTTTCTGGAGAATAAGAATAATGGTCTCTTTTACAAGAATTAATAAAATGACAGTTTTCACAAACAAAAGGGAATCTATCATTGATATGACATTTAATTTCAACATATTTGTCGCAAGTTTCTAACGATTTACATCCGACACATTTGCTTCCACACATCATTCTTCCACATCTATGTCTTAATGAACACTCTACGTTTTTAGAACACGTTGAACAAATTGAAGGATTGTCGTCGCCTTTAAATGAAATATAACGATACTTCAAAACTTCACGAGAAATGGTTGATTTGTGACATGATAACAAACTTGCAATTTCTGTTGCTGTTTTATCATCTTCTAAAGCTTTTGCAATCACTTTTCTTTTGGAAAGATCTAATTGTTTGCCTTTGTTTTCACCCATGTAATTTGTCCTCCTTTCATATGGATGGCAAGAGGCAATTACATTATATAGGAAAGACTAAATGCGACTTTCGATTATAAAGTTGCGTTTAGTTTTTCAATTGGGGAGTATGAATAAATGACATATGTTGGAAATTATTTACATATATGTAAAGTTGTAAATGATGTGAGACCTAATTCTTCAAAAAAATAAGAGTGATTTGATAATATCATTAAGCAATCATTCCTTTCTCGATTAATTGTTCTCTTTTTTGTAAAGGTGTGAGCCACCCGATTGAAGAGCTGCAGATACTATTTGATCGGACTAAGTAAGCTTTCATTTGTTTGATTAGGTCAGTGTAGTTATAGAATTTAAGGGTTGAGTAGAAACGATGATTGTCGTTACGATGACTGCGTTCAACTTTGCCATTGTGACGAGGCGTGCGAGGTCTAATTAACTTGTGTGTAATGCCTAATTCGGCACATAAAGTATCGAATGGATGGATGATTTTAGTGTCTTTATTGTGAGTAAATTCGAAGCCATTATCGGTTTGAATGGTGTGCGGTTTGTAACCGAAGTAAGCCATCGCGCGTTTGGTAAAATCAACTGTAGAATATGAACTTTGTTCTAAGTAGGGATAGATGAAGCGTTCACGACTGGCTTCGTCAATGACAGTGTACTGGTAGTAGCGTTGCTGACTTCCTGGATGTGCCTTACATTGTTTGGGAACGTATTTGACATCCATTTGCCATTTTTCTCCGAGTAATTCAGGCGTTTGATACGGTTTAGGTTTATAGGGTGTTTGTTTGATTTTAACAATCTCATAGTACCCATTTGTCTTAAGCCAGCGATAGAGACTCGATGGATGGCGAGTATAGCCAATGGAAGTACGTAATTTTGAGAACAATTCGTTGAGTCCAATCTTGGGATTCCGTCTCATCAAATCAACAATTTTCTTAATTTCATCCGATGTATGGCTGTTTGGATGAGGTGTCAGGGGACGATGCGATTGATTCAGTAGCGAATCCTTGGATCCATCGAAGCGTTTAACCCATCTCATTAGTGAGGATTTGGAGATGTGATACTTGCGAGTGACATACTTAATTGAGTAGCGGCCAGACTGATAGATGGAAACAGCATGATAACGCGTATTAATGTCGTGAGGTAAATGTGATAAACTTTCCATGGGTGATTTATGAACCTTTCTGTAAAGTTGTCAGGCCTTACAGGGATATTATAGGTCACCCCTTTTTATTTCTAAGAAAAGTCTCACATCAATTGTAAAGTAACAATATGTTGGAAATTATTTACATATATAATTTTTAAATTACATTAATTTATGATATAATCAATTGAATGATAAATTGTAATTTGTAGAAATAAACAATTCATTAAATAGTATCGCTTTTTTTATGTACAAATTAACAAATTTGAATATTCAAATGGACCATGTTTTATTGTATTTGTTTTTTCTAAATGATATAATATTTTAAAAAAAACCAAATTAGTGATTAATATGAGTGAAAGCTTTTTGAAAACATAAAGAATTATGATTTAGAAATTGACAAATTTACTAAGAAACAAAATTTATCAAAAGTAGAAGTCGATGTATTACTGTTTTTAAATAATGATCCTGATAAAACGAGTGCAAAGGATGTTATATAATATAGAAACATAGTAAAATCATTTGTATCAAAAACAGTAGATATTCTATTGATGAATGATATATAAAAGTAAAGAAAAATAAAATTGAAAAAGAAGACGTGATTTAAGGATTATATAAAACCAAACAATATAGTTTATGATGTTGTCACAGTACAAAAATATTTTTGAGGAAAATATAAATAATCTAATAATATATAAAAAAGGATGAAAATATTGAAGGAAAGAAATATGAGAAACGAAAATGAATTTTTGGGAAAAGAGTCAGTAGGTAAACTATTATTTAAATTAGCTATACCTGCGATAACTGCACAAATAATTAATTTACTATATAATGTTGTAGATCGAATTTATATTGGACATATTCCAGAGATTGGATCTTTAGCTTTAACTGGTGTTGGAGTTTGTTTACCTGTAATAATGATAATTTCTGCTTTTGCAGCATTGGTTAGTATGGGAGCTGCACCAAATAGTTCTATATATATGGGAAAAAAGGATAATGAAACCGCAGAAAAAATTATGGGGAATAGTTTTGTTCTTTTAATAATTATTTCTGTAATATTAACAATAGCATTATTAATATGGAAAGAAGATTTACTACTTATTTTTGGAGCAAGTGAAAATACTATTGACTATTCAACTAATTATATGACTATATATGCAATCGGTACATTATTTGTACAAATAGCCTTAGGTATGAATGCGTTTATTACAGCCCAAGGATTTGCAAAATATAGCATGTTTACTGTTTTAATTGGAGCGATTGTTAACATAATTTTGGATCCTATTTTTATTTTTGGCTTAAATATGGGCGTGGAAGGAGCAGCATTAGCTACAATAATTTCACAAGGAATTTCTGCTCTATGGGTAATATTATTTTTAATAAGTAAAAAAAGTACTTTGAAATTAAAAATAAATAATTTCAAGATTAACTATAAAGTAATTTTACCTTGTATTGCTTTAGGTATTGCACCATTTATCATGCAAGCTACTGAGAGTGTCTTAATGGTATGTTTTAACTCATCTTTACAAAAATATGGTGGTGATTTAGCCGTAGGTGCCATGACCATTTTAATAAGTGTAATGCAATTTTCTATGCTCCCTTTACAAGGCTTGAGTCAAGGTGCACAACCTATAATAAGTTATAATTATGGCGCAAAAAATTCAAAAAGAGTTAAGAGTTGTTTCTTTCTGCTATTAATTGCTTCTACAATATATTCAACATTAATCTGGATGATCGTAATGATTTTTCCAAAATTATTACCTAGCGTTTTTTCTGATAATGAAGAATTAATTAATTATGCAAGTTGGGCAATTAAGTTATATATGATGGTTTCATTTGCAATGGGAGTTCAAATTGCTTGTCAAATGACATTGATTTCAATTGGAAATGCTGTAGCATCGGTAATAGTGGCTATTGTTAGAAAAATTGTTTTATTAATCCCGTTAATTTATTTGATGCCACTTATATTTGGATATGAAACAAAATTTATATATTTGGCTGAACCTGTTGCTGATGCGTTTGCTATAACATTTACTATTGTTTTATTTATTATACAGTTTAGAAAGTGCTTAAAGAATATTGATAGTACAAAGCAAGAGGTTAACATTTGATGGTGCGGAAGCGTAATGTCATTTGGTAAATCAAAAAAGTTAGTATTTATTATTATTTTTAATCACCCTATTTCTATCTACTCATTAAACAACATTAAATATAAATGCTATAAAATGTATATAAAAATAGTATATCAAGAATTATAATTTCATTTTAAATTTAAACCTTTTTAAGCTTTGAAAATTTATCCCCAATTGAAAAACTAAACGCAACTTTATAATCGAAAGTCAAAATTGTAATACTAAGTGCAACTTTACTACTTGTGATTGTTGCATTTAGTTTTTCTATA